CGGTCATGGCGCGCAGGTGAGTGCCCGCAGGGCCCGCGTAAGCCTTCACTTGCTCGCGGCTGCGATTGTGGCGCAGGCCCCACTGGATACAGTCAGCAGCCAGGGGCGCCGGAAGATCGCGAAGGTAGGCCGCAGGGGCGCCAGAAAGCTGGGCAAGCTGGCCCAGGCTCCAGTGCGTGGGACGGCGCAGGCCCTCCCCGTTGGCGTCGCGGTAGCTGACCATGACGCTCCCGTGGCGGGGGTTGTTTTCATCAATGTCCCCGATCACTTCGAGGTCATGCGTATCCACAATGCTGCTCCGCAGGTTTTGCGAATCGCTGCGCTTGAAATCGATCATTTCCTGCAGGCTCAGGAACCGCTCATCCATCGGGCGGGTATGCCACTCAGTGGCAATGCGAGAAGAGGTTTGGCCAGTTTGCGTACCGGCGACGGTGAAAGGCGCGTGAAAGACGTTGCTCATAATGATCACTCCAAAGGTTAAGGGCGGGCCTCCCCGTGAGGCCCATGCGAATCCTCTCATCATATCCCATGGGGGTGCAACTGTTTTTCCAAAAATAAAAAAGGCGCCCGTAGGCGCCCTGGTCTAGCGGTGGCGAGGCCTTCGCCTGACAGGACGGCGGCGGGCCTTTTCAACGGCCTCCTTCCCGAACAGCAGCGAAGCAAGCCAGTTAAGTAAAAACATCAGACCGCTTCCTCCCAATACGCCGCATCAGAAACGTCCGAAACGCCCCATTTAGCCGCCACTTTTTCGCGCAGGGCGTCAGCCATGTTGACAAAAAGGCACTCCCCCTTGTGGTTGTAAGCGTAGGAAACTCCCACCAAAAAGTGCATGTTTTCGCTGCCCACTTCTTCGATGACCAACACCTCACCTTCGCAAAGGTGCCGCCCTATTTCCTCCTCACAATCGACTAGAGCAACAGCCTCGCTTTCTTCATCCGGGTATCGGTAAGGCGTAGACCCGTCCCCGTTATAACAAACAAAGCCCACGCGCCCATCTTTTGCGTAAACCAGCTCGCACTCAAAATCTTCAACGAAATCCCTAAAAGCCCGCTCGTCCTTCACGCGCACATAGTTGCTGCGAACGCTGCACACATAATTTGCCATTTCACTTCTCCCAGTCAGGCCGCCCCGTGCGGCTCAGGTGGGACTTTATGCGCATCTATGGGTGCAATCAACCCCCAAAGCTCATCCCACCCAAAGGGGTAGGTCCAGTACAGAGAAGGCTCAACGTGGAGCCCGTTCATCCGAACGTCCAGGGCCTGCCCGCCCCGGTACAGAAACAACTCGCTGGTCTCCCGGTTTTCGTGGGTGTGCAGCCGGCGCACCAATAACCAGACGCTGGCTCGCTTGTGAGCAGTCAGGAACGCCACCTGATGCGGGCGCAGCTCTACGATAGCCGTGCCCGTGTGCTTAAGCTCGATCAGGTGGAAGTTCCCGGCTTCGTCGCAAGCCATGACGTCCGGCACCCCGGGGGTGGCCCAGGTCTCAAGCCTCGTCAGACTGATCCCAGGTCTCTCCTTCTTCGTCGCGTCCCGCAGATTCTTCCAAAGCTGCCTCTCCCTCAACCCAACTTTCTGAGGGCTCACCCGCGTGTCCACCAGCGGGAGCGGCGAGTCTTCGGTCCGCTGCATCGTGTGCCTCGCTGGCTTCTTCCGCTTCCGGGGTGACGTCGATGATGTTTCCTTGGGCACGTTTGATCTCCTCCAGGGCTTTGAGAACGTCTTCCTTGCTCATACTGTCGATGCTGCCGTGGCGCACTTCAGACTTGCTGATGTAAATGTCGCCATGGGCCTGCCCGCGCCGGTATTCAGCCTGCACGGCGGCAGAATAGGCGCCATTCTCCAGGGCTCGGTCGCGGATAACTTGCAGGTCGCGAAGGTGTCTTTCGTAGGTCACCCCGAATTTGGCGTCTAATTCGCTCTTGAGGGCGCGAATGCGCGCAACCACGTTGGGGTGCTTCCTAGGGTCTGTCAGCTCATACGCGCGCTGTGCGGCGCTCTCAGCGGCATATCCAGCATTCTCCGCCGCTTCCCGCTTGGTGATCATGCCGTCCTTCAGGACAAACTCCCGCACAAAGGCCTCCTGACGGGGGGTCAGAGGGCTATCGACGGTCAATTTCTTCCTCCCACGGGTTTCTACCCGGGTAGAATTGCCGCTCTTGTCTGCGATTTGTCTTGCCATGGGATAAGTCTCCACTTTATCGCGTGTAATGAAAACAATGCCTTACGGCGCACTCTTGAGTCGTTACCTTTTAGGTTTGGGCTAGGTAACCAAAAAAGTATCCCTCGCCCCTTCTTTAAGCCCTTGTTTTATATATAGAAAGAAAACATAGTTACACGGTTACACGGGTTACGGCCATTTGACGCAAAATTATTGTTTTTCTTTTTCTGTCTATATATAGGGAAGGGGGTTTTTGACCCAAGGGCCGTGGTTCGCGGCCCGTGCGTCCTGAACCCCCACCCCAACGCAAAGACCCCCGATCCGTGGACCGGGGGCCGTGAGCCGCGCTGGCTGCTTTACGCTACCTCTTCAATCTCCCACTCTTGGCGGTTGTCCCACCCTTCCTGCACGGCCTGTTCCAGCTCAGCCTCGAACTTCCGTTTGGTCCTCCAGTGGAGGCCGGAGTAGCCGCCGCGTTTCATTGGAGGGAGCTTTGGAACATCCACGGAGACGGAGTAGACGGGTGCAATTTTGACCGTCTCTTCCTTTCCCCTTGGAGCCCAATGCAGGTAGGGCCATGAGAACTGGTCCATGTGGCCGCCGTCGAATCCGACGGGGTTGAACAAGCAAAGCGAGAGTCGGTGGTCGTCTCGATAGTCGTGGATGACGTCTCGACGGACCAATTTTCTGAGCGCTTCTTCCGGCGTTTCTGCCCAAGCCCAGACGAAACCCAGCCCGGAGTAGCAGGCGCCAGCAAACCATTGAAGCGTGTCCGAATCATGATCGCTCATGTCGTTTTCCTTTTGCAGCAGATTGTTAAAGAGCCCCGCGCGAGGCGGGTTGTGGCTGGTCCCCCCAGCCACTTGTATATTGTCCCATAGATTGACTAAGAAAAAAAGGGCTATCGACTTGCAGATCGCGCCATTCGACTTGCAAATCGCGCCAAACCGGTCGTGAAACACCGATTGTTCCACGTGGAACACTTGAGCACTCTCTGTTGGTTATCGTGGTAGACTCCTGCCCGCCGCGCCCCGGGGTGGTTCCCGCCCGTTGCCCCCTGGGTGCTGCGGCACCCCTAGTCCATCGTGCCGTGAGCCGTGGGCCGTGGAACGATCTCCCCGGGCCTTGGCTGTATGGCCTCCACCAGCGTGTCCAGCTCTTCTGCTTCTAGCAGTTCGATGAGCCTGTCGAGGTACCAGCGCGCCTTTTTCGGGTCGCAGCTTGGGTCGTCGGGGTGCTTGTCCCGATAGCGCCAGAGGTACTTGATGACGTTAGCCACGCAGACCGCTTCGAGGCCGCGCTTGTCTTCGACGGCGGCGGTGATGGCGTCGATGCACTCCATCTTGCTGCCTTTGTAGTGTGCGGGGTTGATGGGGTCAGTCATGTTGGGTGGCCTTTTTGAGCAGGGTGTTAAGGGCCGCGTTGAGGTCGCTCTCTGTCTCGATGTGAAAGACGTCTGACACCTGCTGGGTGCCTTCTTGGACCGTGAGCCGAAAGGCGTGGGCTCCGTATCCTGGGGCGTACTCGACGTCTGCGCCGCAGTAGCGGGCTGATCTTCTGAGCGTATCGCCCATGCTGCCGTATGAGTTCATGCGTTTCTCCTGTTCAAGACGTCCATCGGTGTTATGTACATGGCCCGGGGCCAGTAATAGTGGCGCTCTGCCAGGGTGAGCTGGTCGTAGCCGGGCCGATCTTTGTCGAGCTGGCTGCGCTTTGGCGCGTTCTCCGGGTCGGTGACCGCGAGGTGCGTTTGGATAGCGCGGGCGATCTCAGCGGGGCTCATTCCCTTCTCCTCAAAAATAAACCGGCAAAATGTCCCACGTTGCGGGGATCATCAGGTGCGAATCTGATCTGACGACTACCTCCTGCCGCCACTTGATCTGCTCCTCGTAACACTGCTGGTACGGCTCGCCGTTCTTTAGCAGGCGAATCCACTCTAGCCTGCGGTACTGCAAAGTCATTCCGCATTCAAGGTAGCGGCGCAGCTCTACAGCAAAACTCACCGGTCCCAGTCTCCTGTCCACGGCTCGGCATCGAAGTCTTGGCGCTCGTTGCATTCGTAGCAGAAGCAATCGTCGGAAACGTCGCTAACGAACCATTGCTGCGGGCCTTTGCGCCAGAAAACGACGGCGTCGCAGGAAATGTTGTCTGAGCCGCACTCTTTGCAGACCATCTTTACCGTGCTCATCAGAAGCGTCCGTCCTCGAATTTGAAAGAATAGGAACGCAGGACGTCGATGCCCTGCATGGAGTCGGAGCGCTGCCCGTAGGTGCGCTTGTAGTAGACCGGCGACTCGTAGGTCGTCTTTGAATACCAAGAGCCTGTCTCTTGATACTGGAGGTGCAGCCCGCGGCGGAGGTATCGCATCAGCTCTTCGGCGAAAGTCATGACAGCAGCCACATGCCAAGGATGATGGGGAGCACCCCGCCCAGAAGCACAAACACAAAAACAAGTTCCCAGGAAAACCCGTCGTCATTCATAAGAAGTTTCCATCAAAGCCTGTTGCTCGTTCTCAGAAAGAACTCTGTCAGAAGCCATAGAGCCTAAATACTCTATAACTTTCAACAACTTATCCGCGGAAGCAAGAATCTCCGCAGCCACCGACGCATCACATTTACCACGGCTAACATCATCGAAAAGCTCCAGTAGGCCGCCGTACTGCTCGCGCAGATAACGGATGGTTATCTCGCGAGCCTGGGCGTTATTGAGGGTAAGGTTCATCGGCGTCTCTGAATCCGTTCATTTCCGTGTCGGCATCCCAGTAGCCGGCGAACCATTCTGTACGCTGGCGCAGCTCGAAGGCTTTGCCGTAGGGACACTTGTGGGCGGGGTCGCCCCACTGGAAAGCAGAATAGCCTTGCTGATAGGCCTTTGGCATCCGTTCGAGGTTCATTGCGCAGCCTCCTGAATCTGCGACTCCACCCAGTCCAGCACTTCGGTCATGGCCCGTGGGCCGAGAGTCCATTTCCGCACCCCGCCGTGCAGGTTCAGGCCGCGCTCGCGGAGCGTGTCCTGATCTTCGAGCAGCGTTTCGAGGTAGTA